GCATTCAGCAGGCGGCGAAAGCCGAAGCCGAAACCGCAATTGCTCGGGCGCTGCAGCCTGGCGGCTCGATCTGGCGACTTACGAAAGGGAGGGGCTGATGGCCATCGAGACATTCATCTGGCCGACTCAGCACGGTGACTCACCCGAGATTACCTATCGGGTGCGCACCGCGCAGTTCGGCGACGGCTACAAACAGGAAGTTGGCGACGGGCCGAATAACAAGGAAGACGCGTACCCGATCACCTACAGCGGCTCCCAAGCCAGAGTGTTGGAGATCATGGCGTTCCTTGACCGGCACGCCGGCGCGAAAGCGTTCCTTTGGACGACGCCATTGGGCCAGCTCGGCCTGTTCACCTGCAAGAACCCCGTGCCCACTCCGGTCGGCGGCGGCGTTTTCAAACTCACCGCCACGTTCGAGCGTGCATTCCATCCATAAGAGGCAACCATGCCGCTGATCAGTGACATCCAGGTGCTTGAGCCCGGCAGTGAAGTGCTGCTCCTTGAATTGGACGGCACGGACTACGGCGCAGACGTTCTGCGTTTCCACGGGCATGCGATTCCGCACACACCCGCCGAACTGATCGCAGCCGGCGCCGATGCAGACCAGTTGCCGGCGAAGGCAATCTATTGGCAGGGCAATGAGTACAGCGCCTGGCCGATGCAGATCGACGGCATCGAGGCAAACGGAGATGGGACGGTAGTGCGGCCCACGCTTTCGGTCGGTAACGTCAACGGTCGCATCACCGCGCTGTGCTTGGCGTTCGAGGATCTTCTCGAGTTCAAGTTGACGATGCGCCACACGCTGGGCACGTACCTCGATGCGGCGAACTTCCCGACCGGAAACCTGACAGCCGACCCTACCCAAGAGACGATCGAGGTCTGGTACATCGACCAGAAAACAAATGAGGACGGGGAAACAGTCAGCTGGGAGTTAGCCAGCCCGGGCGACGTCGGAAACGAATCCATCGGTCGGCAAGCCACAACCCTTTGCCACTGGTGCCTCACCGGCGGCTACCGGGGGCCGAATTGCGGCTACACCGGCGGCTACGTCACGAAGGACGGATTACCCACCGACAATCCTGAACTGGACGAGTGTGACGCCACGCTGGGCCGGGGGTGTATTCCGCGCTTTGGCGAGGGTAACCCGCTTCCGTTCGGTGGCTTCCCGGCTGTATCCCTGATTGCCAGGAGCTGACATGCGAAAGCACATCTTGAATGCGATCCAGGTGCACGCGGCGGCCGAGTACCCGAAAGAGTGCTGCGGGCTGCTGTTAGCGGTCGGACGAAAACAGCAGTACTTCCCGTGCCGCAACGTTTCCAGCGAGCCGAACGAGGAATTTCGGATCGATCCGGAGGAATACGCTGCGGCCGAGGATATCGGCGAAGTTACGGGTGTGGTTCATTCGCATCCGGACGCAACCAGCAGACCTTCGCCGCGTGACTTGGCCATGTGCGAGGCGACGGCGCTGCCATGGCACATCCTCAGCTGGCCAGAGGGCGACCTGCGCACCCTCATGCCGACCGGCGATGTCCAATTGCTGAAGCGTCCGTTCGTACATGGTGCCTGGGACTGCTGGCAGGTCTGCGCTGATTGGTACAAACGCGAGTGGGGGCTGGAGTTCGAAGCCTTCAAGCGCGCCGATGGCTGGTGGGAGAGCAAGGACAACACCAGCTTGTACGAAGCCAACTACGAGGCCGCCGGCTTCTACCGGGTTGATCAGCCGCAGCGCGGCGACATGATCGTGATGGAGGTGGGGCGGACGGTTTACCCGAACCATGCCGGGATATTCCTCGGAGCTGATCCGGCGCTGCCCGGCGAGGATGCTGCGACGTTTGGCCCGGGTCCGTTCCTGCTGCACCACCTGTACGGACGGCCATCAGAGGTCATCGTCTTCGGCGGTCCGTGGCTCGACCGTACGCGCCTGATTCTTAGGCATAAAGATGCACAATCAATTACATGAAGCGGCTGGGCCGTTGGAGTGCCTTATGAGCAAAAAGACAGCAGTAAAAAAGGACCTAGTGAATAGTGACTTCCCCGATCATGCAGACACAGGGAAGTTGTTGCTATGGATCACTCAGAAGATTTGTTTGACTCCCCTGGGTAAAGACCTGAAATCAGCGCTTTGAGAGCCACGTAATGCGCAGATGATCCATCTGCTAGTTCTTTGTCATCAGGTAGAAACTGCAAAAGCGATTCGGCTGACGCCTTGATTTTTTCCCGTTTAGAAGGATCTAACGCCGCGAGCGCAGTACCGATCAATGTAATTGCGGCTACAGTTCCCATCTCAAATGAAGTCAGACTTCTTTTGTCGCTCATTTCACTTTCCTTGCGTTATCCGCGCCGAAATTGGCGCAATCCCAGTCCTTGGGCTTGCAGGCAAAGGACTGGGGAATCCGTTGCATGAGGGCAAGAGGCTACTATCGGCTGGGTTGCGGGCGTTACTGTGGATTCGTACAGGCAAGATAAAGCCCGCGAGAGCGGGCTGTTTATCAAGACGGCTTCTTAGGAGGCGGTGGAGCTTTGGGTGGCAGGTTAGGTAAAGGACGCCGGACACTCGTAGGTGAAAAACCATCTTGGGTATGTGTAGGCCCGTTGGGTTTTTTTGAAGTCATAGGACCCTCACGAGCTTTTAGGTTTTTCAGGAGGTGCCGGCGGCGCCTTAGGTACCACAGTCGGCAAGGGACGACGTATTACATTTGGCGGCACATGATTTTCTGGGGAATAGGTCACCTCACCATTCCTAAGCTTGCGAAGTAGTTCTCGCTCTTCAGCCGTGACGACGGGATTCTCAGCCATTTTTTGGTTTCTCAGGAGCAGGCGGCGGCGCTTTGGGTACGCTGGTAGGTAGCGCGTTTCGTGTGCCTGGCGGTGTTAGATTGAAGCCTTCATGTATGTCTCTCAACAAGCCTTTCTGGAGAAGCTCTTCAGTAGATCGTTTGTCGCTCATTGTTTTTCTCCTTAATTTAGAAACTCGACCCGCTGGACGTCTGCTCCTTGGATCATATACGAGTGCGTGCCAGGCGACGGGACCGTGCTTTCGCCATCGATCCAGTGCGGACTGCTTATTAAATAAATACCGGTTTGCTTGTCATTGGGGAAAGCATCAATGTAGCCCATCATTCGACGGCCATCCGTAAAGTGGATAATCACTGGATGAGCTGCCATTTGCTTGTAAACATGGATGGCGTCGCTCTGGGAAGCGCGAGTGGTCAGATTCAGTTTTCTTGCTATTGAGAATGCAATATCGTTATTGCACAAATACGCAAGGACCCCGCCCATAAGAGCGGCATAGCCAATAGCGGTCCAGCTTGTCGAAGCTTCACTCCACACGCCAAAGTCTACAAAGTTGCCAATCAGATAGCACAGGCTCTCGGTACCTGAAACAAAAACCTGAATAATCGCCGTGCTGATAAGTGCCTGTAGAATCTTTTCAAAATATGCTGGCTTCGGAATTTCCGCGAACCAATAGAAAACGATCATCGCCAAGAAGCCAGGCATCAGCTGCTGGAGAACTGGTATCACCTCAGCAGAAAGGCCTTCCATTTATTGTTCCTTGAATCAAATCCACCAGCATTGTCTTTTCCGGTGGATGGGTGAAAGTTTACGTAGCGGCATAAAGCTACTACTGATGGATCCAATTATGATACTGGCTTTCCATCCACGCTGGATGCCTGGACAGCTCCAAGCTCTGACGCGTGCAGATCTGGTTCTAAGATTCAAAAGATGAAACCGGCAGATATCCCGCCGCGAACCTAATGATGGTGGGATCCGCTAGGCTCGCTTTTTTGCTTGTACTCAGTAAGTCTGCAGAAGCAGAGTCACATGTGAGTCATTACTGGTAGTTTTGTATACCTCTCCTACTTGCAGACCCGCTTTGACGTGCCCGGACTTATGTATGTTGCGCGTTCCATCTTGGATGCTGTAAATGACATCGGCTTTCGCTTTTCCATCAGATGATAGTTCTGTCACCACGCAGCTCACCATGTATGCAGATGATGCCTTTTGCCCCATGCTTCTATCCTGTGAGGCAGCACCCGCAACATTCCCCGTGGTGGTGGCGCAATCACTTGTCAGGTTATCAACCTCTACTCGGAGAACAAACGGCTTGCGCTTTGGATCGTTTTGATCCACGTCTGCTTCGTAGATGACCTTTCCGTTGTAGGTCATTGTTTGATGGGCCATCACTGGAATATGCGGAAACTGGTCGTTGGCACTTGGTTGGGCAGCGGTTGCGGTCCCCGCCAGAATGGCGAAGATGACTAGTGTGTCGAAGACGCGAGAATGCATGCTGAAAATTCCTTGTAGTGGAGCTTTTATATCGTCGCGGGCACTGCATTCTTTAGCTGATGTAGGAGTGCTACATTGCCCGCATTTCCCACAGGAGTGACCTGCATGAAACTGATCGTAGGAGCGCTGGCGGTAGCGCTGTTGGCGGGGT